GATCCTGCCGAACCCAGGGGCTTGAAAATGAAGCCCACATTCTGGGAGTTCCCCAGGTCCACCACTCCATACGCCTGCGCGCCCAGGATCATGGTCGCGTAGACATCGATGGCGCCCGCGCCTGCCCCGGCGAACAGCTTCGCGTTCGCACTCTCGACGAATCTCACCTCGTCCAACCTCCCGACTTCTCCGGGCAGCAGCACCGTGTTCGGCGCGTACTTCTCCGGCGTTTCGAACCCGGTCACGCCCTTCAGGTCGAAGCTCCCGCGCGGGTGCACGATGCCCACGAAGCAGGACCAGATCGGTACAGTCCCGATTCCCGGGCTCGCGCCCGAAATCGCCGTGATCTTCCTGGCTTTCGCCACCTTGACTGTCCGCACTGCCTCGCGGATCTCCGCCGCATTCAGCACCATGCCCGCCGCCACAGTCACCCTCGAGGTCGCCGTCGAAGCGTATTGCACGACCGTCCCGGCCACGAGCACATCGCGCGTCAAGAGGTCGTTCGTTTCGCCCATTTGCTCGCCGAAGATCTCCGCGGTCTCGGTCAGCACCGGGTCGATCGACTGCTCGTCGACCACATCCGTGATCGTCACGAAGTCGCCGTACTGCAGGGCGGCCGCCGTGATGTCCGTGACCGACAGCTGACTTCCCGCCGGCTTCGTGCCCTCGGTGAGGGCTGTCGTCGCCACGGCGAGCGCGCCGTATCGTCTGAACTTGATCGTATTCGATCCGGCTTTCCTCTGGATATTCCTCGTCTGCCCGAAAGCCGCGTGCACGTTCAGCGGCACCGCGCGGATCAGCAGAACCTGGTCGTAGAAGTTATTGACTTCCGCCGGGATTTGTGTTCTCGTCGTATCTGGCATTGCTTATCATCTCCTTCATCGTTTCTGAAAAGCTCCGGCTTTGGCCGCGGCGATCTTCGCCTCCCGCTCGGCCGGCGTCAGCTCCAGGAGCGTCTTGTCGGGTGCTCCGGGTCCTCCGGGCCTGTGCGGCGAGGTCGGTCCTCGCTTCTTGTCGTCGAATTTCGCTTCGAGTTTCCCGAGCGAGTCCAGCGAAAAGTTCTCGTACTCCGGCAGCCATTCGTCGCCCATCTTCTTTTTCATTTCCTCCACGCGGGCGGCCCTGTGCTTCCGGAACTCCTCGGCGGTCGCGTGCTCTCGCTCGAGCTCAGCCTTCGCCTTCTCGAGCTCGGCTCGGGCCTGTTGGGCGAGCTTCTCGTGCTCTCCCTGGGCCCGGAGCTTCTCATCGTCGAGCTTTTTCTGCTCGGCGCGGATATTCTCCAGCTCCGCCTCGAACTTCTTCTTCGCCTCGTTCACCTCGTCGAATCTCGACTTGGGAATCATCTGACCTTCGGCGATGGCCTTTTCCAGTTTTTCCGCCACTGCGGCGAGCTCACCGCCTCCTGCCTTGATCTTCGCGATCTCTTCCGGTGTCAACATGCGCGTCTCCTCCGATCGGATGTGTCGGGTTTTTCGTCGTCGCGGACGGTCGTCTCGCGGTGACGCGTGCAGCGTGAATTAAGGTGTCTACAACACTCTCTGGTCCACCGGCTGTCCTTGGCCATTTCCGCCGGATGTTTCCGGTTCTTGAAATGGCTGCTCGAACAGCCCGAATTTATCCTGGAACTCCCTGTTCTCCACCACGATCTGTTTCAGCTTCGCGATGGCTTGTTCCCGCGTGAGGCTCGGGTCGTCCTCCATGATAAAATCGACCCTGGAGGCCCAGCCTCCCTCGAGCGCGCTCCTGCGCTCCTGGTCCCGTTCGGCGGCGGTTTTCATCGGCTTATGCTCGCCGAACTTGATCGAGAACTCCGCCCCGGGCTTCAGCTTCCCAGGCCCGAGCTCGTTCACCACGGCCGCGGTCACCTCGTAGAGGTCGTGTTCGAACCCCTCGAGGATCGTCTGATCGTCCTCCCTGCGCTCGCCGAGCACCATTGCGTCGGCCATCTTCGAGACGCCCGATATCGTCGCGGCCTCGATCTCCTGTTGCGACGGTCCGATTCCTTCGTGACTAAAAAGTCTGCGGATGTACCAGTCGATCGTCTCCCGCACCGCCTGGATATTCGGGTTTGGGTTCGCAAAATAGAACTGCGACTCCTGTCCATCGAGACCTACGCCTCCGGCCTGGTCGACCGCGATCGGCGCATCCGGTCCCACCACGATCTCGCCCTTGATACCCATGTTCACGGCGACCGCCTGCCCGTGTGTCTGGAAGATCGAGACGTGGAAGAGATTCGTCAGCTGCGCGCTGATTTCTTGGCAGGCGTCCACCAGCTTCCACATGCCCTCGCCCCAGAAGTCCGGTCCGTCCTTGAAGCGCAGCACCGCCACCGGTAGCTTCCCGATCGGGTTCTCTTTCGAGGCGCTCCCCGGGAAGGGCCGCCTGTTCCCGTTCGCATCGATTACGAAGTGCTCCTCGCTCGACCAGAACACCAGGACCTGTTCGGGGATTTCCGACTCCAGTTTCATCCAAGCCGCGTAATAGAACGCCCGCGGCCTGAGCCAATCTCTGTCCGATGTCTCGACAATCGTGTAAGCCGGCGTATGCACGATGAAGTCCAGATAGGGCTCGAACTCCTCCTCACCTTCGCCGGGCTGCATCCAGATCGGTTGTACGAGTACCGTATTGAACAGCCGTCCGAGCTTGTGCCATTCCCTGGCTTGCTTGTTGATTGTCGATTCCTCGAGGATCGCCTGGTAATTCTCGTCCAACTTCGACTGCTTCGTCTGGATCTTGCCTCCCTGGTCCACGGTTCGCTGGATCCCGCCGTCGAGCATCCGCTGGGCCGGCTTCTTGTAGACCTGGCAAATCCGGTCCAGGAGAGGTTCGACGAGGTTGACCGCTCGCACGTTCATCTGCTTCAACGTGCTCTCGCGGAAGACCTTCGCCATCGCATCCCGCACATTCTGAAGCACATCGTCCCGCTCGTCGTGATACCAGTGATAGAGCCGCTGGGACCGGAGGACGCGCTCCTCCTCCATTTTCTTCCAGAATTCGATCGAGGCCATCTCCACGGCTTGCTGCCCGGTCAGTGGCATGTCAGGCCAGCTCCTTCTTCTCGACCTGCTTCGGCCGCATGAAGGGCCGCCTCGTGCCGAGTGATGCCGGGTGCCGCGTCGTGCTGCTCCCGATTGTCATCCAGATCGTCCCACCGAGAAAGACTCGCAACCGCTCCCGCAAGCTCGGTCGCCACCTCGAGACGCAATGCATCCCGTCCGTGAAGACCGGCAGCGTGCCCCATTCGCCCGCCGGCATGTCCGGCGGCGCCAATAGATTCATATTCGCCTCGGGAAAGCTGGTCGGCGTCATGCGCGCTTCCTTCTGGATTTCGGGAATTCTTGGAACCATGCCCGGCGCGGCTTCGTCCCTGCCTTCTTGCAGAGCTTGAGGAATTTCCGCTCGCGGTAGTTTGGCCAGCCGATCGTCAGCCGAAAGTCGCGCTTGTTCTTGCATGTTCTTGTCGCTCGAACTCGCCACTTGGAGTCCGAGAGCGGCGGCAAGAAGATCGTCGCCGCCTTCTTATCTGGGTCGGCCATCAGGTAAGCGATCGCGTCGGCGATCGCCTGTAAATCCGCGACTTGGTTCGGTTGACTCATGTGAGCTCGACCTCCATTAATTACTTTGTGAACTGCCTGCCAATTGGTCGCGGTCTCGCCGGGAAGAACGCGTCTGCGACGTAGCGAACCGTGTCGGCGAAATGTGTCTTCACCCTCGAGCTTGGATCCCGATCCGCCGAGTCGTCCTTCTCAAGCGTGCCCGGCTTGTACTTCGCGCCTTCGACGGAGAGGATCGCATCCGGCACCTTCGTCCGGTCGAAGAACATGCGCGCCTTGCCTTCGGCATTCTTGAGCATACCATTCACTGCGTTCGCGCTGTCCCGCACGCTCGGGTTCGATTGCCTCACCCGGAGCTCGATTGTCCGGCCCGCCGCCTCGACCGTCGCCCGGATTATCTGATAGTCCGAGCTCTTGCTCTTGGTCGACCGCGCCCTACCCGAAGCGTCGCCGGTCCACACGAAATGCCGGACTCGGGGGTAGCGATTTAAGATCTCTTTCGTGGCCGTCTCCGTGTCCGCATCGAAGTCCATCTTCAGTTGGTCGACGCAATTCAAGCGCTCCCCCTTCGGCATCTGCCAGATGGACCAGCACATCGGATCGATGTTGAAGTCCGAACTCACGATCAGCGGCAGGTATTCCTCCACTGGCAGCGTCTTCATATGGATCGCCCTGTCGAATTCATAAAACATTTGGCCTGCGGCCGCGCTCACCCATTTATTTTCGACGTAGCGTGAAAACATCTTCGGGTCCAGTGTCGCCCTCAGCGTCCGAATGAATCCCGGCGCCAGGTTCCACTCGTTCTCGTAGGTCGTGCCTTCCACCAGCTCAATCACCTCGGAGGCCTTCACGCCTCCCTCCATGATTCGGCCGAGGTCCAGCAGCTGCACGATGTCCGTGTACATCCAATGTTCGGGTTCGTCCTTGGTTGTCGTCAAGACCATTTGCAAATGTCGCGATCGCTTGTCCGAGAGCCTCGAGATCGCGAGCTCGTAGGTCCATTTCTCGGTCTTCCAAACCTCATCGAGCCAGATCGAACCGAAGGTCATCCCGGCGACCATGTCGAAGTTGTCCATCGACCGGCAGGCGAATTCGACCCAGCGGTCGCCGTTCCAGACAAAGACGTTGAACGGCCGGTGCGACTTCGGGAGGTTCCTTGGCACATGCGGGATGCCCATGAGCTCGAGCTTATCGTAGAGCGCCCGGAGCGTGGAATCGATCAGCTGGCCATAAGTGTTCGCGGCGATCAAGTGCAGCACGCCGCCGTTGTCGTAGGCCTGTCTCCGGATGCAATGCTCGAGCGCGACATAGTCCGTCTTCCCGCTCCGCCAGCTCGCGAACACGCCCACGATTTTCTTTTCTGTCTCGAGCGCGAACTTGATCCGGCGCTGCAGCGGGTTCCGTCTGTAGCGCACCCGCTCGACATCTCCAACCGTCTCGATCTTCATATTCACCGAGGTCTCCACCTCTTAAGTTCGATCTTCGATGTTCGTTCTCCAATACTTCGCCGGCTGTTCGGGCATCTCGATCGCTTCGCGCATCGTCGTGTCCGGTTGCAAATAGAACGGCAGCCGATTGCCGAAGCAGTCCGTGGTCCGGTTGCCGTGCGAGACTTGGGTCTCGCTCTTGCGGCAACGCGTGTCCGACCTATGCTTCTTGCCGCATCTCCCGCAGACGGGCGTCGTCGTCCTCCTGGTCCTCATCCTGCTTTCACGTCCGCATCTTGCTTTGCGGGCGGCTCCTCATCCTCGATGATCATGACGCGCTTCTTGAGGAGCGCCGGATCATTGATCAACGACTCATCCCGCTGCCCGAGCCACTGCTTGCCGAGCCAGATCTGCATGCCCGTGTTCCCATCCCTCGCCGCTGCGTACTGAAAGCGCCTCAGCGACAATTTCCCGACCGAACTTTTTAGGCCGAAATAAGCGAAGAAAGTCATCCCCTTCGCGTGCTTCACGGCCTTCTCAATCGTGCGCTCGCTGCAACTGAAGAACCCCGCCATTTCTTCGAGCGTGCAATGCAACCCGCAGAGCTTGTCGAAGGTGCTCCAGTCGATCGCGATGCGCGGTCGGCCAAAAGCCTTCTTGTCCCGTTTGGTGTCTATGGTGGTGATGTTCGAGGATTTTTCTTCGGAAGCGGGCAAGGACTCTCCTTGCACGAACGAGAGGTTCGCCGCGCCGATTTGGTCGAGCGAGTCGGTCCTGGGATCTGCCATCGAGCCGGAATATACTGGATCGGCGGGCAATTGTCAAGCAGTTTTTCGTCGGCGGTCAGAAGCCCGCACGCTCACGGAGCGATTCGCTCTCGTCCTTAAATTGGGGATTATATACTTAACTCAACAAAGCCGTTCTTTGCGGGCATAGAGACGGCAAATATTTTCAGGCTGGACGCGGAATTTTGTGCCGTGGTTGCGGAATCCTTTACTTCCAGCTTTTGCTTCACGGGCATCGAAATCTATCCTGACAGTCCCATTGCAGACTTCCCATGTCCAGTATGGAATAAGCCCATTGCCACGAACAGGGCGAACAACGATTTGTTCTCCGTCAGCCTCAACTCTGAATCTATCAGATTTCCCCGCAATCGTATGTCTGAAACTCTTTCTCCCTTTAGCATCTTTCCAACCGAATCGGCGCACCATATAGCCAACAACGCCTTCCGGTTGTGGTTCCTTGTGGAAAAGGGTTATCAGTTCAGTTTTTGGAGTGTAGAATTTGAGTTCATAACCAAGACTGTCAGGAATGTCTTTGTTGCCAACACTCAGCCCAAAAAGGTCTTCCAGATACAGGCCCGGTGCACCTGTTCCGGTATAGCGAGCGGCATTTCATACGGGCCATGTCGGACAAGTTCGGTGAGTTCTTGAAAGAGTTCTTTCTTGGTTGTGGGAGCGGAACGAGTTGGCGGGGTATACGGTGTTGGCATTTACTTTTTCCCCAGTTGTTTTCTGGCAACCTCGATTCTTTCACGAGCAAGTTTGCAATAGTCTTTGGAGATGTCAATGCCAATCCAGTTGCGCTTCAATCCCTCAGCAGCAATGGCCGTTGACCCAGAACCAATGAAGGGATCAAGCACAATCTTAGCTGTTGTAGACTGGATACAGCGTTGAGCGAGTTCAGCGGGGAAGGGTGCAGGATGAGCGTTATCGCTCTCTTGTGGGATTGTCCAAACATCGCCAACGGCGTTGGCCTTCGGAGCAAGTTTGAAGTCCGGCTTGCAGATCAGGTATATGACTTCATACGTTGGCAGGAAATATCCAGCGTTGAAATTGATTCCCCCGGCACGTTTCCAGATGATGATTTGCCGAACAGGAAACCCTTGAACAATATCAGAACGATCTTGCAACAATCCATCTTGGACGCGCCATTTGTGGTTGTAGAAGATTGCTCCATCTTCTTTGAGCACCCGAAACATGGCAATCAGACAACGCCGTTGCCATGCAACGTATTCTTCATGCGGCATATCATCTTCATGTGTTTCATAGCCATCGATGAGAGCCGCGTTTTTCCATTTCCCACCACGTCCATCTTTCATCCCGTTTCCAGTCGAGTTTCTAAGATTGTAGGGCGGGCTTGTGACAATCAAGCCAATCGAATTAGCGGGCATCTTCGCGAGCAGTTCTTCACAGTCCGCACAATGAAGTTTGTTGAGCCATTGCTTGAGTGCGCTATGCGGGACATGCGTCACCGCGGCTTTCAAGAGGTCGTCTATCGGTGCGGGGACGTACAAAGTGGTATCGCTCATGCGATGAGTTTTTCGTAGGTGAGACGAAGGCCGGGGACAGATTCGAGCATGGAATTTAGTCGCTCTACTTGCTGTTGCTTATAGGATGGATGTTCGTCGGTATAGATTCGGGAACCAGCGAGAACGTTATCGGTAATAAAGCCGTGCAATTCCTCACGCCCAGTGTTATCAACCATAAGGGTTTTGTTGGCGTGCTTGTTCTTTTCTTTGCCACCAACGTATATTTCATCCGCCTCTACAATGCCAGTCAGCGGCCCGCCCGTTTCTCCCATCGAAGAAGCGACTTCCCTCATACGTCCGAGCATAAACCATGCGGTTTTCTGAGTTGTGCCGATCTCACGGGCAAGCTGACAACTGATGATTCGACTTCCGGGTTCTCGAACAGTGGGACTTCTTTCCGGAAGCATAACTCGAGTCCCGCTGCAGCTGCGTTGATCTTTTTCACCCTCGAGCGTAGATGCGCGATCGTGTGCGCGAGCTCTCCCGGGGTGAGCGCCCAGAAGTAGCCGGCCGAGCTGGACGCGATCGGGCAGCGGGCCGCCCTGACCTCGTTCGTCCACTCTCGGACGTACTCGTCCGTGCAGTCGGTTCCGAATTTCCGATTGAACCTGCGCGCGATCTCCTTGCCCTTAATCGGGTTCACGGGCGTCACGTTCCCGTTCGCCCTTTCGGTCCTCAGCATTCGCGCAAACAACTCTGCCTCCTTGCTCAGGACCTTATGCGGCGCTACCGCTCGCACAATCGCTCTCTCCTCGACCTCGTTCATCGCCGCTCCGGTGACATGAGCGTCGTCCATATCTTGTCTACGCGCTGCTTCAGGACCTTGATCTCCGTCGCGAGCTCCTTGATGATCTCGCCCGAGGCCTTCGCGCTCCCGCGGCTGAACCGTCCCGGTTCCGTGCACGTGTCGAAGTGCGATGTGTGCACGTCCCGGTTGTACGTCTCCTCGCCGTGGTAGCTCGAGTAGTCGACCGGGACGTTCTTGCCTGTGTTCGGGTTGCGGAGGAATACCATCCGGACCCCGCACTCCTCGCAGTTCTTCTCGAACGGTTCGCCCTTCATTTAGGTCGTTTCTTTCGATGTTTCAGTCGACGGAGCTTGCAAGTGCTCCGTTCCGACAATACCAGAGGGCGCATCGTCGGCAGATCGGTTTGTCGCATGTCTTGCCCGGCGCCTTCCCAGGCCCATCGCATAGGACCTCGTGAGGCCTGCCGCAGTAGATGCACGCAACCCAGCGAGTCCCTCGAGCACACGCGATGGTGACTGTTCCCGTCTCCGGATCCTTCACTACGTAGCAGGTCACTGCGCTCTCCCGGTGATGCGGTCGACCGCGTTCTGCGCTGCCACTCCCCGCCGGGTGAAATCGGCCAGGAGGTCCCCGATCGATCGCGGTTCTTGCCGCGCCGGACCATCCCGGTCGACTCCAGGTTGTTCGATCGTTCTTGTGTTCGGTACGCTCTGTCGCTTCTTCGCTCTCAGGAGGTTATTGCATACGAACCGCTTCCAGTCCCGCTTCGGCGGATGCGAGGTGAGCCAGATCTCAAGCTGCCGGAGCTCATAATCCACATCGACGTCGGAGTATACGCGCTTGAGCGCCTGGTACACCGCCGGCGTCGCGAACGTCAGATGCCGGCCGTCGTACCCAAAGTCGTTCTTCTCAAAGTGCGGCCACCCATTGACGAGTTTCATGTTTCTCTCCATCGCTGGTCTGTAGAGCCTTTGCTTTTTGTTCCCGGCCCTGATTTTGCCCTATCTACCGGGTGGCGGATTGGACGTGATCAGCCCTTGGAAGATTTTTGTGAATCATCGAGACGTGGCGGTGGCCGAAAATGGTCTACCGGTATGGCGTTGTTTGTCTCGTGTGTCGCTCTGCTCTGTTTGGCGCGCCCAGGTGGTTGAATTTACCGCGCCGCCTCTTTCGAGATGTCGAGCAGTCAGCCCACTGAACCGACGGTTATCCTCCGGACCGAGCGACCAATCCGGGGGAATCAGGCCCTTGCATGAGCCTCTGGGGAAACCACCGCCACTTTTTCGAATATCTTTGCCACTTCTCTCCAGACCATTTTGCGGCCTGGTTGATGAAAATCTTTTTAACGTCCCCGAGAATCGTGCCTCGACGCTCGAGTACGTCCTCGTTAAGGTAACGGACGAGAGGGAACTGGCCGCCGATGATTGTGATATCTCTCTTGAGATCGTAGCTCGCTCTGCGCTCGTGGATCCTGCCGTCAACTTCGAATCCGATCCAGAAAGGTGCCTTGACGAAGAAGTCGACGAAATACGCATGTCCGCTCCTTCTGATGGTCTGCTCTCGCACGAAGTGCACATCAAGCTCCTTCAGGATGCTCTCGAACTCGAGCTCGGCCGGCGTCCTCGATGCAAGGTTCTCATCCCTGAATTTGGCAATGCGTTTTCGTTCGCTCTCATAAGCTTCGATGATGTTTCGCGCCCAGGGCTGCTCGGGAGAGTCCAGAGCACGCTTGTATGTTTTGTCGCGGATTGTTCTCATAATACTTTTGTCGTAGCGTCGGCATCTATTCCTGCCGCCTTTCGGCTTGCGCGGGTCCCCTCGCCGCGACCAGGATGTCTCGACACGAGGTGCTATCCGGTCAATCCCCTTCACCTTACCCGTTGCTGAACTGGCTCGGTTTGGAGTTTTCCGGCTCTCGGGCCGCTGGGAGCAACCCCAGAGGTGATCCTGATCACGGCGAGGAAATCCGCGCCGGCGGTTTCGTTATCTGATCGTACTTACGCGCCGCTATTTGTGCTTCG